ATCAAAGCATCGTGTATCCGTGGTGGAGAAACGAAGATCCGTTTTTCCAGTTCTTCCGAATCGTACATGATCTTCATCAGCAACATAGCGACATTTAATAACTTTGGGAAGTGACGGATCTCTGATTCAAACTTACTGATTTCTACTCTGGTATAGCCGAGTATATCTGATAGTTCCTGCTGAGTGAATCCGAGTTCTGTTCTGATTCCTCGTAACCATTCCCCAGGACTTTTGTCTCCGAAGAAATCTTCATCGGTCATGGTCTGCAGACAGTCGGTTGAAGCAATCAAAGGTTTTTTAGCCATAATTTTTGCGGTCCTGAGCGGAAGTGAGAATTTTTGCGGCCTTGAGCGGATCAGAATCAAACCGAATGCAAACGGAATACAAGATCAAACGAGTCAAATCGGGTTCAAAGCCACGAAAAGCAAGTAAAGTGGTGATTGTTCTCAAATCTGTTGAGATCAAGAGATATTCCAAGGGGATACTGGACTAGTCTTGAAACAGAAAAACGGTCTGACGGGAGATCTGAGAATCGATAGATGATAGTTTCTGGAGATACCAGGAACAAAGCACAAAAAAAAGGACACACTCCGAAGAGCATGTCCAGGGGTTAAAGTTTTCTGTTAGTTAGTTTGGATAATGTTTCAAATAGTTCTGCATTGCAGTTTGGTCAGTGAAACGGATACCAGCACCATGGATGGCATCTTGTAGAAAATGCCATAGCTCCGGAGGTCCGGACCAGATCACGATTCCTTGATCTGTCACAATGAATTTCCCTTGTTTCCAGGAAACGGTTACTGTTCGCATGTGAATCCTATGATTGCTTCAAGGTATTCCTCATCAATCCAGACTTCCTGATGGTATCCTCTGGAGATCATGTCCTTGGTTCCTTTTAAACTCCTCGTTGTCTTCCCAAGGCATTGCTCCCAAAAGTAATCAATCTCTGATTCAAACTGGATGTATCCGCTTTGTTTGTCTGCGAGCACTACCAAGGAACCAAAACGATCTTCATAGACTTCACAAGCTACCAAGTGCAGATATTTTCTGTGGCGTTTCATGCTTCCTCCATTTGCCAAAATCCGTAGTCAGATCCATTTCCAGGATGAGAACCAAAGTAGAAGCCTTCTGGAGCTTCCTGGTCTAACAGATCAAAAAGTTCTGAGAGGAATTGGCTTTGTGCCTCTTCGATTGCAAGTTCGTTCCAATGTTTTGCACTCTCACTTATTTTTGGATTTAGTTCTTCCAAGACTTCCAAGAACTTAGGAATCAAGTCTTCTGGTCTCATGGTCCCGTGAGAGATTGTTTGGTTCAGTAGTTCTTTCATTTGTCCTCCAATTGCTCATCGAGATACCAACCAAAAGCTGTTTCTACATATTCTTCCAGTACATCCCGTTTCGCTGAGTTAATCTGTGCTTGTTTCCATGGCTTGTACCAGTCTTGATACCATATTGTTGGCTTCTGGTTCTGGTCAATCACTATCTTGCAAGCTGGTCCTCCGGTGGAAATCAAGATCTCTACGGTCTTAACGACTTCAATAGCTAAGCAATCCTCTAATCTCTCTCTGATTTCATCGGTATCCTCTCCAGTTTCCTCAGCTTTCTTCAATTCTTCCAGATCATCAGCGATACTACAGAGGACACCGTTGCAGTATTTGTCGGTCACTTCCTGGTAGCTTGGTTCGTTTTGCTTGTTTAGATTAATAGTCATATTACCTCTAGTTCTTGTTGTTTCAGTTCGATGGAATAGCCAAGACTCTTGATCTTCTGTAGCTGGAAACGGTCTAAGGTTCTGGTTTTAGTTAGTGATGAGAAGATCTGTGCAGTTTCACAGATTGGATAGTACAAGGTCTTCCCGTAGACCTGTTTTTGTTCAATGATGATTCTCATTGTTTCCTCTTTAATAAGGTAGAAAAAAACTGATCAGAATTGAATCAGTAAAACAACCCTACAACGTGTCATTATGGAACACAAGTATTTTTTGATCACTTTTGGTCATTTTTTTTGGTCTTTTGCTCAAGGTCCAGGCATTTGCTCAGGTTATATCGTATATCGTATATGATTTGTGCTGTGGTAGGTTTGGGAACAAGCTGGGAAACAAGCTGGAGAAGCAATTTTCCGGAACAAAATCCGACCTCCTGAACTTGCCCGATGCCTCCCAGTGCTTCCGTTTTTTATCACTGATAATTTATCAAAACTTATAAGTCACTGATTTCATTGACTACTGTTTCTGCTTCATGAGTTCCATACCATCAATTAGTGAACTTATAACTACTTTTAACCATCGAATCGCAATTAAACCACCGATTTGGTCCTCGTTTTCTCCCTGGTTCAATCGATGGGTGGGGCACAAAATCGGCCCTTGGTCTGTGGTAGGTCATCCCCTTCCCCCACACGGGGGGAGTTTTTACTAGACGGTCTGATCAAAACTGATATAAATTGATCAAAAGGAGAAACATGAAAGACCCCAGACACCGAGTCAAGCAGAGAGACATTGAGATCAAGGAGAAGTTCGGAAAGATTCAGTGTGCTCCGATGGGTGCTCTCTGGTCTCAAGGCAAAGCGGCAGGTTTGACAGTCAAGAAGTTATCGGACAAGTCCGGACTTCCGGCCAATACAATCCGTGAGATGAACAGGAAATATGGGGAACTGGTGGAATTGCAGGTCCGAGCGAATCTCGGAGAGATTGCGGTGGATGCGTTACAGAACATGGTTGATCTGGCGTTCACTGCAGAAGATGAGAAGACTCGTTTCAATGCAACCAGAGACCTGTTGGACCGAGCAGGGTTCAAGCCGAAGACCGAATCGCACATCACTCAGGAAGTGATCAAGCGGTCACCGAAGGAGATTGAAGAGGAAGCGAGGAAGAAGTTAGGCAACGAGTTAGCCGAGAAGTTACTCGGACTGTCCTCGATAGAGGATGCAGAGATTGTAGAGACGTAAACGTTCATGGGCTTTGTTGGACACCACGGTCCGCACTCGGTAGTCGAGCCATCTTTTCGGCAGATAAAATCTGTTGGAGGTCCATGGGCAAACCGATAATCAATAGTTCAAGGAATTGTAAGGTGCGTCTCTTCAAATTTTGTAATGACTGTAATTATCGAATTCTTTGTGAACGTTATCGGAGATGTTGGAGTGAAAAAGGTTCCACAGAGGAGAAACAAGTTAGCAGGAAAAGGGAAGAGTCGGAGTCCAGAGAAGAAAAAGGCATATGATACCAAGTACCACTCGACAGCAAAAAGGAAGAGGTATCGGGCAGAACTGAACAAGGCAAACCGAGAGCATCCGAATCGCAAGGGAGAAGACAAGTCTCATACGAAAAGTGGTCGATTAGTCAATGAAAGGCAGTCGAAGAACCGAGCAAGGAATCAAACAGGGAGATCATTGAAGAATGGCTGAATACCAGGGGAAAAAGGTCAGTCTGAACAAACCGTTTCGGACACCGAAGGAAAAGAAGAAGTTCGCAGTCTATGTGAAGAACGATAAAGGCAATGTGATCAAGGTCCGTTTCGGAGATCCGAAGATGTCGATTAAAAAGGACCAACCAGATCGCAAGAAAAGCTACTGTGCTCGCAGTGGTGGAATCAAGGGGAAATCGGACCGAACTTCAGCGAACTACTGGAGTCGGAAGATGTGGAATTGTTGAAGACAATTACGTGAAAACGGAAGTTGCTAGAGCAACTGCGTGAGGAACGAACGGAACTGCTAAGGAGCAATTATGCACAAGGGATCGAAGCACGGACTCTATCACAACATTCACAAGAAACGGAAATCTGGGAAGCCCATGAGGAAGAAAGGAGAGAAGGGAGCACCTACAGACAAAGCGTTTAAACAAGCAGCAAAGACTGCAAAACGGAACAAACCGAAAGGAACGAAATGATGTACGGAAAAAAGAAAGCCTTCAAACCGTGTGCAACGTGTCCGTCACCGAGTAAGTGCAAGATGGCTGGTAAATGCTTGAAAAAGAAAAAATAGTAGTTGAGGCTTTAGAACTCCAGAAGGAGTACGAGGAAGCCAAGAAGTTCAACAAGCTATTATCTTACGAGCCGTATCGGTATCAGGCAGAGTTTCACCGGAGCAGGGACGATTCTGGGAATCAGGCACGGCAACGTTGTCTGATGGCTGGAAACAAGGTCGGGAAAACGTTCTGTGGTGCAGCAGAGATGGCGTATCATCTAACGGGACTGTATCCGGAGTGGTGGGATGGCTGGAGGTTCGACAGACCGATTCAAGCCTGGGCTGCAGGACAGAGTCACTATGCAACGAGAGACATTGTTCAGTGCGAACTTCTCGGAACTCCAGGAGATCCGGATGCACAGGGAACAGCAGCAATTCCGAGAGAATTGATTCTATCGACAGAAAGAAATCCTGGGGTTCCCAACGGGATCGGCATGGTGTTGGTAAAGCATGTCAATGGAAAGAGCAGACTCCAGTTCAAATCATATGACAGTGGTGCTTCTGCCTGGATGGGAGTAGCCGTAGACGTAGTTTGGATGGACGAGGAACCACCGCAGGACATTTACTC